CGAAAGGTACTCTCGTATTAGCCCCTCGACTGATTGTCAGGTTAGTACAGTCTTGCTGTTAAGACCCCATGCGCGCCCTCGGATACTTAAATGTATCGAACAAGCAAACATATTGTGAAGACAATATGTCGCTAACAGCTATTATGCTAATAGCATATAGGTGTAGCAAATCTCTAATGGCGTAACGTCGCAGTTATGCAACGCGGAGTGTATTAGCAATTCGCTTCAGTTAAAGACTAAGAGCCCACACCTACTTAACCAATATAAAATTTGCTACAAATTTCTTTAATAACAAATTTTCTGCGGCTAAGAAGGCGAATTTAAGTTCTTGGATAACTCTTCCAGAGTTTTCTAAGTTCTTTAAATTTGCTATCTGGGCAGTGCGAGAGAATCAAGCGAATCAGGAATACAAACTATTACAAAGACGAATAGAAACATTAGTTAAAACTAATGGTTTCAACTTCACGTTTAAGTACTTGAAAGAGTGCTTACGTTTAGTAGTCTTGTATTTAGCTGGTAGTCCTCAAACGACAAAGGGTCGTAAGGCCGTTGGAGTAAGAGTTAACCAGTATGGTTTACCTGTAATAATTCCTCCCTCTTTACGTAGATCTTTAAGTCTACACGAAGAGAGTAGAGTTACAACCAGATGTATTCTTACACTTCTTTCCATTTTTAGAGTCTTTCCCACAAAAGTTAAACCGGATCTTGGATCAATTATTAATCCATTCACTGGTATAACGAGAACTTTAAGTAATATTGAAGTTCATGCGAGAAGATTCTGTAAAGGACATAAGTTAAGCTTTGGTCCTATCAAGGGCTTTATCTCCGAATCCGCAGGGCCTGTTGCTAAGTAGGCAACTTGGGGTGCTCCTATTGATGCAATTGCATTACTAGGTTATCCTCGTGTTGCTTTCCGGGTTTTACAAATTCTATGCTCTGAAAGAGCTATAGCCTATGTAATTTCCTTAACAGCTTTATGGCTTATAAACGGTCCACTATACATTTTAATGTGTACGTGTGGAATTAAGGAGTGGCTACCTATTGGGCGACTTTCCGTCGTATATGATCAAGCCGGTAAGGCTCGAATTGTAGCGATGGCAAATTGGTGGGTTCAATTAGTACTGAGACCATTGCATTTATCTCTTTTTGAGATTCTGCGATCTAAGGTTACTGATGGAACTTTTGACCAAAATGCACCACTTGAAAGAGTGATGATATCTCCCCTTCAGGGCCACAAATTTTCATGTTACGATCTAAGTGCCGCAACAGATAGACTACCTGTTGACTTGCAAGTACAAATTTTAAATTCATTGAATTTAAATGGTAATGCATGGAAGGATCTATTTGCTTACCCTTGGTCTTTCAAAGGAAAAGGTGTAATGTACTCTGTAGGGCAACCTATGGGGGCTTACTCTTCTTGGGCGATGCTTGCTCTAACTCACCACTTGGTGGTAGCTAAGGCAGCCGAACTTGCAGGAATAAGTAATTTCACTCAGTACGCTCTATTAGGTGACGATATCGTGATTAATCATGACATCGTTGCTGAACGATATGTACATCTTATGGAATCCCTTGGCGTGAGCATTAACATGTCAAAATCAGTGATATCTAATGATATTGCTGAATTTGCTAAAAGGTTAGTTTCACCAACCTTTGAATTGTCCCCTATAGGAGCTGGTAATATTTTACTAGTTTCTAGAAGAACAATCATGTTAGGAGCCTTACTTGCAGAGCTGTATAACAAATCAATTATAGTCGATTCTAATACGGTTATAGAACTAATAAGTTCATTTCCGCGTAAAGCAGAAATAAACTTCTTAGTTTTATGGACTTATTTTGGATCATGTCGACACCTTTACTCCGCACGCCTTACGTCCACTTTCATGGAGGTATGGAACACTTACGGTGGTAGTCAACTGATTTATTTTGAATTCGGGTACCAATTATTTTCGGCACTTAGAAGTGTCTTATATAATATGGTTACTATCGAAGCAGTCACTAAAGCCCAAGAGGAAGAAGCTAGATTTTGGTCTACCTTCTATAAACTCTCGGTGACAAAAGGATTGTCCAACGGGTTCTTTGAATCCCTTGGCTTGATATTTTCACCCGGTTTATATTTATACGGGCTTGGCCTACTCAGAGCAACTGAGGATGCTAAGATCCGAGCAGAGTCCTTCGAATGGGGGATGCATAGACCTGATAGACCAGAAGTTTTACTTGACTTTGCCGATTTTAGCGGTTTATCCGTTAAATGGACAAAACGTCAAGCTAAACAATACGGACAGTTTGTAACTAAACTACACAAACAACTTGATGATTTAACAAGAGTCGATGACTCCTGGTAACACATTTTGTTAGGATGGGTATTATTAGTAAACTGAAGTATTCTAAAACTTGGTTCTATCTCAGCTTGGCGCTTCGTAAGAACTTGAATTCGTTCAAGGAAGGCGAAGCTTAGGAATTGTATTCCACATTGCTGAACTGCTCAGAGAAGCATGTAAACATGCACGATGGCAAG